AATCTATTTTACCGTTCACTACTCTAACAACCATAGGTGAACACCCGTTCTCATATGTCTCTGGGTCTAGGCCATGCATTGTACCATAGAGACACCAACCGCAAACACCGTCTTCCCAATGTTCAAATACTTTTGTTACATCACGTAAACCCTCTTTTGCTGCTACATCTTTTGCTAGCTTGATCTGTTCTTCTTTTGCTTCTTCTTCAATAGCCTCTTTTAGTTCAAGATAGTCTTCAACCATGTCTACCCAATGTTCACCGTGGAATTCACTACAATCATAGAATGTTTCTAATTCTTCATCTGTCATAAGACCACGTAACAAAGCTTCACATGCGCTATCTGCATTAAATGAAACCCGTTCATAGTTACCGTTCTTAGGTTTACCGTATGTTTCAACGTCAAATGAATTAGCGTTATTAATAATATAGTAAGCACGCAGAATATTCTTGATCTGCATTACTCTTACTTCTTCGTTCATTTGCTTCACTAGTCTGTCCATTGTATTTAACCTTTCTGGTTTTTGATTTGCTTATCTAGTGACACCGTAAAGGTGCCACCAATAAATAAACCTTTATACATTCACCGTTGCTGTTGTTTCTAGGATATCAATAAAATGTTTCTTTCTATATTGGTTTATCTTATCCCACCAAGCTTTTTTATCTGTTGTTTCTAGTACTGTTGAGACAATCACAAACGCTGTACCGTTTAGCTGTTTCTGTAGGTTTACTTTATATGTTGTCATGATCTTACTCGCTTTCTGTTAAACATAATTATGGCCTTGCCGCTATTGGTCGGCCTTACGAAGTAAAGGGGCAGTTTGATCTGCAATTGTCAAGATAGGTAACAGCATAATGTTACTAAATGTTTCAGTTTTGTAACAATTCGTGATGATAGTGCTAACATTCCAGGTTATGAATATGTATAGGTAGAAAAACCGATATGTAATGAAATCAATAGCTTAGCAAATTACGTATTCCAGGATATGAATGTATGAATGTTTGCATATGTTTTGTGATCACAAATAAAGATTAGCAAAAGAAATGTGATCACAAATATAATACTTTGCAGGTTTGCAATATACGCTTTGCATCTTTGCATTACCTATTGTGCATACATGCACGTCTAATGGTGTATCTGTGCACAATCAAAGATACGGTAGGTAATTTAACATAATACATAGTCTATTGATGCTATATCACTAGTAAAACATAACAAAAACAGTACATTAGCTATACATTTATAGCAGAAAAGAAAACATCTCTTGCTCTATGCAGCTCAACTATAAGTATAAACTCTAATGAAATCAAAGACTTAGCTATATCGAAGGGGGTGGGGCAGGGGCCACGGGTGGGGTGTACGTTATACGTATATACACAATTACACACATGGGGTTTTTTCGTTCATGTATACCAAGAGCAACACATTAACAGATTAACAAACCCAGTATTAACAAATTAACAAGCCAGGGGTATGGACCACTTAGTATAGTTGACGTAAGGTAACCCTAAAAAAGTGGGTTGACAAGGGCTTGACAATCGGTATAACTACGGGACAACAGGGTAAGTTAAACTCTAATGTAATAACTCTTAAGAGTAGTTACATATAAGAAGTAAAGATAAAAGATAGTTATTACATAAAAGTTATTACATAGTGTTGTAAATAGGATAATGGACATAGGTCATATAACTATACATGCAACAATATGAATATTTGTACTTGACATAGTTATTACATTAATGTTAAACTATACACAGTCACAAATCATAAAAGCAATAATACTATTGTGACTACGTGCTGTGAGTAACTACACTATGTTGTAACTGTGTGTCTCCTCTCCCTCCTCTCTGTAACAATTACAATGTAACTGGAAGTTATTTGCAGCACGTACTTTATTCAGTATGTGTGTAACTTTTTTCTTGACAATGCGAAACAAACAAGTACAACTATATGCAAGTGAAGATGTTTTAACAGACTTCTATAACGCTTTAGCTAACAATGACTCCCGTGCTATGCATAAGGTACACATTCCTAAGTCGGATGTGTTCTACGTTAGAGAAGCTATCTATGCACGTACTGGTGAATGGTACTCTTTAGATCACGTAGAAAGAGCTATGTACTTAGAAGGACATCTGCAAAGACACGAAGTGTTAGACCCTGACAGAGAGAGACAGTATGGATAACCTTAAGTTACCTATAGCACTTGTATTAGCTATGGCTGCTCAGCTAGCAGGTGCTGTATGGTATGTTAGTGGTATTGTTCATGACATAAAGTCTATTAAAGAAAACCTGTCTAAACAACAAGAACTACTTTTAGTGTTAGATAAAGATGTAGATGACTTATGGCAGTTCTGTACTTTCACTGAAAACAAGTGGGCTAAAGAATATACGTCAGACTTAGTGTATCAACGTTTGTGTGGAACTAAAGAACCTGTAGAGTAATAGAACAATGGCAACGACTAAAGATGTAGAGCGTTTACCTAGCGGAAAGTTAAAGTACCGTGGTGAGACTTTCCCTGGTTACAACAAACCGAAGCGTACTCCTGGCGCATCAAAGAAGTCTGCAGTATTAGCTAAAAAAGGTGATGAAGTAAAGATAGTACGTTTCGGTGATCCTAACATGTCCATCAAGAAAGACCAGCCTGATAGACGTAAGAGCTTTAGAGCTAGACACAATTGTGATACAGCAACGGATAAGTTCACTGCACGTTACTGGTCATGTAAGGCTTGGTAAGTTATGTGGATAGGAATACTGCTTGTTTGTTTTGACCCAATGGCATTATCGTGTCAGGTCATAGCTAAGCCTGAAGCATTTTACAGTGAAGAGGCTTGCTTAAAGGAAGCAGAACAAGTAGCTGCTAATATACGTCAGGGTGGTGCTTATGCTACACCTCACTGTCACAAAGTAGAAGGTGGTAACGCATGAGTAAAACACCTACACCAACTAACAAAAAACTGTACGCTCAAGTAAAGGCGTTAGCTAAGAAGAAGTTTGATGTATGGCCCAGCGCATATGCATCAGCTTGGCTTACTAAGGAATACAAAAAGCGTGGCGGTAAGTATAGTGGTACTACAGCTAACAAAGTAAAGAAAGCATGATATGCCAGTACGTAAAGTCCCTGGTGGCTATAAGTGGGGTAACACAGGTAAAGTATATAAAACCAAAGCTGCTGCAGAAAAGCAGGGCAGGGCTATCTATGCTGCAGGGTATGGCAAAGGAGGCTTAGGTAAGTGGTTTGGTGAGAAATGGACTGACGTTAAAACAGGTAAAGAATGTGGGCGCAGTTCAGCAAGTGACTCAAGTCGCCCGTACCCAGCGTGTAGGCCGAAAGCGGTTGCCTCAAAAATATCCAAAAAAGAGGCACAGAAAAAGACAGGACCATCTAAAGTTGCTTGGTCAACAACAGCCTCTGGTAGAAAGAGAAGTGTATAATGGCTAAGAAAATTTGTCCTAAGTGTAAAGGTAAAGGCTGCTCACATTGTGGTGGGACAGGCTATCACAACAACATGAGTAAAGGTGGAATGATGAACGAAGGAATGAAAGCTTTAAAGAAAACAGCGCCAGAAGTAGCTAAGAAGATGGGCTACGGCTACGGTGGTATGACTAAGAAGAAGAAAGACATGATGGGTATGGGTATGGCCTACGGTGGTATGTCTAAGAAGCGTATGGGTTTTGCACATGGTGGAATGCCTTGTGGTGCATCTAACCCTGCTGAACGTCCAATTAAAAAGAGTAGCTAATGGGTAACAAGTTTTATCATAAATACCAAGATGCTCTAGAAGCTAGAGGTTATAGTGTAGACGAGCACGGCTACGTGTGGGACTCTATGGGTAATCAATCTGCTGGTGAAGACAACTACGGTAACGTACAAAGTAAAGACCCTAATGTAACAGCTATCTGTCAAGAAGCTGAGATGGCTATGACTGCAACACCTAAGCCACGTGCTAAGAAGAAAGCTAAGAAAGAGGAACCTAAATATGAAGAGACTCTGGAGATGGTACGAGCACGTGACGAAAATGGACATTTCATCGCTGATGATCCCAGTACACCTGATGTGAATGAGGCTTGGGTAGTCAAGACAGTCAAGAAGATTATTAAGAAGTAAGGATACATAAATGGCACTAACAGTAACTACAGAAAAGTCGGGTAGCTTGACTATCGTCACGTATGATAATATTGATACAGCCGATACTGACCCGTCTTCAATTGAGATAAATGGAACTAACTATCAAGTACAGGGTAAACCTACACAAGGGTTTTTCCACGCATATGGTACATTTGGCGGTGGTACAGCAAAACTTCAAGGTTCCAATGATGACACAAATTGGGCTGACCTAGATATTGCGCATTCTTCTACTGCACTTGCCCTTACAGCCGCAGGTGGTGCAGAGTTTTCTGCAAGCTGCCGTTACATTCGTCCTCTTATAACAGGCGGTACGGGAGATGACATTGATGTTAGTATCTCGTATTTTGCATAAAAAAACTTGGGTAGTTAAGAAGGTTATTAATAAGTAATGTCTATTACCTCGTATCCTAAAGTAATGACTATGGGTGGTGGCGTTGGCGACTATCCTTATTTCATACAAGTTTCACGAGGTCTTGTAGATGGACACAAACGTTTATTTAAGTTTGGTCACAATCCTGTAATACAAGATATAAGTGAAACCATATGGGATGCAGGTGGACTATATACATACCCTTCTAGTGCTGTAGCTATGACAGTAACTAGTGGGGCAGGTGCTACAGACAATGGTGTAGCTATTACGGTGCAAGGACTAGACAGCAACTACAACGAAGTATCGGAAGAAGTCACACTAGCAAGTACTGGTACAGCTACCACTACACAAACATTCTTACGAGTCTATCGTGCTTTTGTGTCAGGTTCACAAGCTATAACAGCAAATACTACTATAGCTAATGGTGGTACGACATACGCACAGATTAACACTGGTGAGAACCAAACGCTTATGGCTTTGTGGACTGTACCTGCAGGTTATACAGCTTACCTATTAGATACTAAGATTACAGCGTTCACAGAGCAAAACAATAAGGTTGCAACTATAAACATTTATGCTCGTATAGAAAACGGCGTGTTTCGTACAGCAGATAAGTTTGACGTATTTGCTGCAGCTATTACACAGAACTATAAATGTCCTATACCTTTTCCTGAAAAGACTGACATCGAGGTAAGGGCTGTCGCAACTAGCTCTAATGCTGATCTAAGGGTTGCTGCAGGTTTAGATATTATTTATATAGCGAATACAGCACCATGACATCAGACAAAAAGAGAACCTTATCAGTAGAGCTTACTACAGCTAATCAGGATTTATATACTGTACCTGCTAGTTTTAGTGGTGACGTTAATAGTATAATAGTATCTAACGCTTCTAGTTCTACTGTTACGTTTAGTTTAGATTGGTATGAAAGTTCATCTACAACATATCACACTATAGCAGAAACAGTTAAGATGATTCCTAACTCTATTTTGCAAATAACAGAGTACCCTTTGTACTTAGAGAAGAATGACAAGATACGTGGCTTAGCTAGTGCTAATAGTGCTATTACAATTACTATAGCCACAGAAGAAAGATTCGTACCTAAAGACAGATTTGCATAACGGGTATTCCAAATAAGTAATAGTAAAGGCCCATGATTTAAGTAAAACTATGTGAGTTCAACTAACTAAAGGAGAATGAACATGGAACTAGTTATTTCTGAATCACGTATGTGGGCCACTAATTTTAAAGCTTGGCTGGTCAAAGTATTTAATGCAATGATCGAAGCACGTCAACGTCAAGCTAATGCACGTATTGCTGAGATGCAACTACGTGGTATGTCAGACAGAGAACTGAACGACATAGGTATAGGACGTGCAGACATTCGTAGGATAGCTTACGAAGAATAACACACACACAAGGACACACACATACATGGAAAAATATACCTCAAACCCTTATCAAATACGTACAGACCTTTTGGCTATGTCTAAAGAGATGCTAGACAAAGCGTATGATACACAACTTGAGATTGCTCGTACTATGATGGAGCAAACGAAAGAGAACACTGAACAAGCTTTAGATGCGTGGAAGAGGTACATCCCTAAGATGTACACACCTGATGAAGTTAAGAAACAAGCAGAGACACTATACGAGTTTGTAACACAAAACAAGTAACGTGGGACTTTTGGGAGGAGGCTCATGGACCCAGTGACCATTATCAGTGGGGCTACTGTAGCCTTTAACGCCCTTAAGAAAGGTTTTGCAATCGGGAAAGATTTGCAAGACATGCACGGGCAGTTAACTAAGTGGGCAGGACATATGTCCGACTTAGGTCAAGCTGAGAAACAAGTAAAGAATCCCCCGTGGTGGAAATCTCTAGGGGGTTCTGTAGAAGCTGAAAGTCTGGAAGTTTTTACTGCAAAGCGTAAGGCAGAGTCCATGCGCAAAGAGTTGAAGGACTATATCAGTTTCACGATGGGGCCATCTGCATGGGATGAGCTTGTGGCTATTGAAGCCAAGATACGTAAACAGAAAAAGGAACAAGAGTACCGTAAAGCTGAACTACAAGAAGCTATTATAACTTGGACTATATCAGGTTTGCTTTTAATAATAGGTTTTGGTATTCTAGGTTTCATATTATACATGGTGAGCTAATGGCTAGACAACTAACAGAAAACCAAATAAAGTTCTTAGAAGTCCTGTTTGATGAAGCAGGAGGTGACGTTGTTGCCGCTAAGAAGCTGGCAGGATATAGTGAGTCGTCTAGCACCGCCGCTATAGTGGAAAGCTTAAAGGATGAAATCGCAGATAAAACACGTACTTACTTTGCTCGTACTGCGCCCAAGGCTGCTATGGCTATGGTTGGTGCTTTATATGACCCTACTGAACTAGGTATTCGTGACAAGATGGCTGCAGCTAAAGACTTGCTTGATCGTGCAGGTTTAGGTAAAGTAGATAAGATTGACGTAGGGTCAAGCAGTGGTGGAGTATTTATTCTGCCATCCAAGGAAGGTAAGAACGAGTAGTAATGAATCGTGAATCTTTGGGGTATTGGGAGTTACCCAAGCCACACAAAGGTGAAGAGAGACAGTGGCACGTAATAGCTAGAACAACACGCACCGTGCCTTTCGGATATAGAGTACACCCTGACAACGAAAATTTATTAGAACCCATACCAGATGAACTAGAAGCTTTAGAGCTTGCAAAGCGACACTTAAAGCAGTATAGTTACAGAGAAGTTGCTGTGTGGTTATACAGACAAACTGGTAGATACATATCACATATGGGTTTAAAGAAAAGGGTAGACATTGAGCGAAGACGTAAGAAAGCAGCTACAATTAAACGCAAGCTTGCCAAGCGGCTCGAAGAAACGCTACAGGAGATCAAGAGGCTCGAAGAAGAAAATATTGGAGCCTACCGAATCATCCCCCCAGACGATTGAACCTGTAGTAGAAACTGTAGCAGCACAAGTAAAACCTGTAGAGTTTGATGTTGACACGGCTCAAGAAGTAGTGTTTAAAGCAAACCCAGGACCACAGACAAACTTCCTAAGCGCATCTGAAAGGGAAGTTTTGTATGGTGGGGCGGCTGGCGGTGGAAAAAGTTTTGCAATGCTGGCTGACCCACTTCACGGATTAAATGACCCTAACTTCAGTGGGTTGCTAGTTCGACATACTACGGAGGAACTACGTGAACTTATTCAGAAAAGCCAAGAGCTATATCCTAAAGCCATTCCAGGTATTAAGTGGTCTGAAAGAAAGAGTCAGTGGATTAGTCCTAGGGGTGGCAGACTTTGGATGTCGTACTTGGACAAAGACATGGACGTTACTCGTTACCAAGGTCAAGCGTTTAACTGGATTGGGTTCGACGAATTAACACAGTGGCCTACGCCTTATGCGTGGGATTACATGCGAAGCCGTTTGAGGTCTGCATCAAAGGACTTAGGGCTTTACATGAGAGCTACTACAAACCCTGGCGGTGCTGGGCATCAATGGGTTAAGAAGATGTTCATTGACCCTGCGCCATCTGGTAAGGCTTTCTGGGCTACGAACATTGAGACAGGTGACACTATCACGTTCCCTAAAGGGCATAGCCGTGAAGGTGATCCACTATTTAAGCGCAGGTTTATTCCTGCTAGTCTGTTTGACAACCCTTATCTAGCAGACACTGGTGACTACGAAGCAATGCTTCTATCGCTACCAGAACATCAGCGTAAGCAGTTGCTAGAAGGTAACTGGGACATTAATGAAGGAGCAGCGTTCCCTGAATTTAACAGAAGCATACACGTTGTGGAACCTATCGACATACCTGATGGATGGCCTAAGTTTAGAGCTTGCGACTATGGTTACGGCTCCTACACAGGAGTACTATGGTTCGCTGTCTCACCGTCTGAACAGTTGGTTGTCTACAGAGAGCTTTATTGTTCTAAGGTTACAGCTACAGATTTAGCAGATATGATTCTAGACGCAGAGTCAGAAGATGGTACAATAAGGTACGGCGTGTTGGACTCGTCCCTTTGGCATAAAAGGGGAGACACTGGCCCGTCACTAGCAGAGCAAATGAACATGAAAGGTTGTCGTTGGAGGCCTTCTGATCGCTCTCGTGGCTCAAGGGTTGCAGGTAAGAACGAGATACACCGCCGTTTGCAGGTGGATGAGTTCACTGAGCAACCTAGATTGGTGTTCTTCTCCACCTGCACCAACACAATAGCTCAGATACCTAGCATACCGCTAGACAAGAAGAACCCTGAAGACGTTGATACAAATGCTGAAGATCACTTGTATGACGCACTACGTTATGGTATAATGACTAGACCACGTAGTTCCATCTGGGACTTTAACCCAGCAAAACAAAACTCTGGCTTTCAGATGTCAGACTCAACTTTTGGATACTAAGTAAATGGCAGAAATAGACGATCTTTCCTTCGAGACAGACGAAGTAGTAGCAGCCGAATCAAGTGAAGATAAACTGTTTGGCAGCTTAAACAGTATCGTTAGCTTTGTTACCCAGCGCTTTAAGCGTTCCGAAGATGCACGGTTTCATGACGAAGAACGTTGGCTACGCTCCTATCGTAACTACCGTGGTATATACGGACCAGAAGTTCAGTTTACTTCTACAGAAAAGTCTAAGGTATTTGTTAAAGTAACTAAGACTAAAACACTTGCTGCATACGGACAGATTGTAGATGTACTATTCGGTAACAATAAGTTCCCCTTATCTGTTGAACCATCAGTTCTGCCAGATGGTGTAGCAGAATCAGTACACATCAACGTTGATCCTAATGCTGGCCCAGCGCAGGGTGCATTATCAGAAGCGTTTGGTACAGAACCACCTAAGCCTTACTTGATTGGACCTGACACAAAGCTAGAACCAGGTGAGACACGTACTACACTAATGAAACGCTTAGGCGGTATGCAGAATAAGCTAGCACCTGTAAGCGATAAGATCATTGAAGGTGATGGTACTACACCTACAAGCGTTACATTCCATCCTGCTATGGTAGCAGCTAAGAAGATGGAAAAGAAGATACACGATCAGCTAAACGAATCAGGAGCCTCTAAGCACCTACGTAGTATGGCATTTGAGATGGCACTACTAGGTACGGGTGTAATGAAAGGCCCGTTTGCTGTAGATAAAGAATATCCTAACTGGGATGAAGAAGGTGACTACGATCCTCTAATCAAGACTGTACCATCTACTAACCACGTAAGCGTGTGGAACTTCTACCCAGACCCAGAAGCTACAAGCATGGATGATGCAGAGTACGTAGTAGAACGTCATAAGATGTCACGTAATCAGCTACGTGCTTTACGTGGAAGACCATACTTCATGGATGACTCTATTCAGTTAGTTATTGATAAGGGTCCAGACTATGTGCGTAAGCATTGGGAAATGAAGATGGAAGACGATGATAGTCAACCTTCTGATACTGAGCGCTGGGAAGTGCTAGAGTTCTGGGGTTTTGTTGATACAGACATTCTAGAAGAGAACGGCATTGAGATTCCACGTTCACTACGTAACCTAGCTGAAGTAAATGCTAACATTTGGGTGTCTAACGGTGAGATCATCCGTTGTGTACTAAACCCATTTAAACCATCACGTATTCCTTACTACGCAGTACCATACGAGCATAACCCATACAGCTTCTTTGGTGTAGGTATTGCTGAGAATATGGATGATACACAAACATTGATGAACGGTTTCATGAGAATGGCTGTTGACAATGCTGTATTATCTGGTAATCTACTAATTGAGATAGATGAAACAAACCTCGTACCAGGACAAGACTTATCCGTGTATCCAGGCAAGGTGTTCCGTAGACAAGGAGGAGCGCCTGGTCAGGCTATCTTTGGTACTAAGTTCCCCAATGTGGCTGCAGAAAACATGCAACTCTTTGATAAGGCTAGGGTCTTGGCTGACGAAAGTACTGGATTCCCAAGCTTCGCCCACGGGCAAACAGGAGTATCAGGAGTGGGTCGTACCGCTAGTGGCATTTCTATGCTTATGTCTGCAGCTAATGGCTCTATTCGATCTGTAGTAAAGAACGTAGACGATTATCTCCTAGCACCTATGGGTCGTGCATTCTTCGCATTTAACATGCAGTTTGACTACGATGAAGACATCAAAGGTGACCTAGAAGTTACAGCTAACGGTACTGAAAGCTTGATGGCTAACGAGGTACGCTCCCAGCGCCTAATGCAGTTCTTGGGTGTCGTACAGAACCCAGCCTTAGCACCATTTGCTAAAATGGATTACATCATTCGTGAGATCGCTAAGAGCATGGACCTTGATCCTAACAAAGTAACTAACTCTATGCAGGATGCAGCTATCCAAGCTGAGATTCTCAAAGGGTTCCAACAACCTGCTCCACCCCCTGAAGCTGCAGGTATGGGTGGCCCAGCGCCATTAGGACAAGAAGGTCCAGCAATTCCAGCAGGGGCAGCACCACAAGATCAGACAGGCGCAGGTGGCGGTACTATTGGGACAGGCGTAGCACCAGTACCAGGTGAGGAAGGATTCTCTGGTAATGTCGCTTAAGGCTTTCGTAAATAATAAAAGCGAATGGGATGCATTTTGTACTGAACTAGATGAAATGATAGCTATGGTACAGGGTAGATTAGAGCAAGCTGAAAACACTGTTGAAATACACAGAGCACAGGGTAGTATACACATACTACGTAGACTAAAATACTTGAGGGATAAAGTTAATGGCAAACAGTCTTCTTGATGCAATCACTAGCCCATTAACAGGTGATTATCGTAAAGAAAAACCATTAAGTGTTAAGGCTGCAGATACTGCAGTAAGTCTTACTACTCCTATTGACTCTATTGTTGAGATACAAGAAGAACTAAAGAAAGATAAACCTGATTATCTAAAGATTGGTATGTTAGGTGGTTTAGAAGCCTTATCTCTTGTAGGTCCAGGTATTGCACCTGCTGCACGTACAATGATCCGTAAAGGTGCTGATACGGCACGTCAAACGGATGAAGCTATAGATGTAGCAAGTAACGTACCTAAAGTAGCAAGAGAACCTTTTAAGAAAACACGCCCTGCCTATAAACTTTTTGTTAAAGGCGAAGATGGAAAACTATATCCTTTGTTTGTAAATGCCTCAGATGAAATACCTGTTAATCAATGGTTAGAAGCTGATTTCCCTGATGTTGCATTTAAAGGTAAAACACAAAAAGGTGGAGAAGGGTGGTACGTTCCTACTAAAGGTGCAAAAAGAAGTAAAGGTGAAGTAGCTAAAGCTACAGGTGATCGTATCGTTATACCTGATGAAGAAACAAGACAAAAATTAATAGATGCAGGTTTTATAACAGAGAAAACAGGTCGTACAGAAAAAGCACCTTATGGTATGGTTACTGCTGTTGCTGCTAGACCAGGTTATCATGCAAGCGTAAATCCTGTTGCAGAACATCTAGGACCACAGGATATAAAAGTATCTAAAGCTGAAGCTGATAAACTTGTAGAGTCAGGGATTAACCCTAAAGCTATTCGTAGGCGAGGTGATCAGTATTACGTAAAACGTAGAGCAGAAGACCAGTATTGGGCTGAAGTAGATATGGCTGACGATACTAGTGATGAGCTACGTGCTTATATGAAAGAACGTGGTCGTTCGGATATAAATGATAAAGTACCAAAAGGTGGTAGTTACTCCTATGTAGACGGTCAAGCAGATGGTGATACATGGGTAGTAGGCGGTGACATGAAGGTTAAAAGAGTATTAACCCGTGAAGAAGCAAAAGCAGCACAAGAAGCTGCAGGTGTAAAAGACTTACCTTATCGTGATGAAGTAGAAGAAATCCTTGGACGTAAGTTTGCAGATGGTGGTTTAGTAGGAGAAGACATGTATACAGGACAACAAGATTATCTTCTAGCTTCGTCTAGTGGTATGGAAATGAATGAAGGTGGCGTAGCTACTGATGAACAAATGGATGCGGTATTTAAGTCTAGCCGTACAGATATAGACCCTGTGTCAGGCAATGAAGTACCACCTGGTTCTCTACCTGAAGAGGTACGTGATGATATTCCTGCTATGTTAAGTGAAGGTGAATATGTTGTCCCTGCTGATGTTCTACGTTTCTATGGTGTTAAGTTCTTTGAGGATTTACGTGCACAAGCTAAGATGGGCTTGGCTGAAATGGAAGCTAATGGTCGTATTGGCGGTGAGCCTATCGAAGAAGAAACGGGTGACGTTGGTATTTCTGATCAAGAGCTTATGGTCATCATGGCTCAAGCCCCGCAAGAAGAACAACAAGTAATGGCTAATCAAGGTGGACTTATGGGCTTCCAAGCAGGAGGTCTAAACTATCCAGCGTATATCAAGCAGCCTGACCTAACACAGTTCGGCATGACAGGTCCAGACTTTAAAGGTGGACTAGAGTATCGTACCTTTACTAACGATGCAGGTATGACTATTACTATTCCGTTCTTTAATGGTGAACCTATGGGTATGATTCCACCAGGTTACACAGAAGGTGATGCACCTACTACTACAGAACAAGCTGCACCACAGGTTTCAGAAGATGATGGGTTTGATGCAGCATCTGCTCAACGTGCTAGAGATCGTATTGCAGAACAAAAGCCAGATAAAGAAATAGACTTTACTGATCCACAATCTGTAGAAGGTGCAGTAAATACGTATTACTCTTCTCAACCTTTACTTCAGGCAGGTGCTTCAGCGGTATTAGGTCTTCCTGGTTTAGCTGCTAGTTACGGTATTAAGAAGTACGAAAAGAATAATCTACTAAAAGGTATCAATGCTGCAATAGAAGGAAGTGATGATCCTATTACAAAAGCTAAGCTAGAAGCACAGAAAGAACTTCTAGAAGATAAAGATAAGTGGAAGACTTCATATGAAGAGAAAACAGAAAAACTTGGCTTAGTAGACAGCATTAAGAACTTCCTTGGTTTTGGTGAAGAAACAGAAGCTAAGCAGTATAATAAACCTGAAGGGCTTAGCAATGAAGAATGGAAAAGTGCTTCTCTTAATAAATGGGTAGACGCAACCAACCTTGTTAACTCTCTAGGTTCAGATGCTGATCCAAGAGAATGGCATGAAGCAATACAAGCTCAATCCGAAGCAAGTAGAGAAGCTACAGCAGCAGCACAAGCTGAATCAGGGTGGACAGGTTTCTTTAGTCCTCCTGAAGAAAAAGAAGAAGACGAAGAATAATCCACATAACTATAAGGCTACCCAGTTATAACTTGACTGGCCCCAACATAAGGAGTAAACAATGGCTGAAGTAGAACAAGTAGAGGTGCATTCAGCATCGCACTTACGTAACATGGCACGAGTTAATCGTGATGAACAAGAACTACGTGAGCTTATGAAACAAGCTGGCATGGTGCAAGAAGATGAAACGCAGGAAGAAGCCACCGATAGTGAATCCGATAGCGAAAGCTCTGAGAACACCTCAGTTCAGGCAGAAAGTGTTTCTGAACAAAAAGAGAAAAAGCCAGTTAAAGCCGAAGCACAAGAAGCGGATGATACAGACCTAAGCGCTGAAGAGAAAACCTTTAAGCAACGCTATGGTGATCTACGCCGCCACATGCAAGAGAAGGACAAGGAAGTAGCTGCTAAGCTAGAAAAACTAGAGCAACAACTAGAAGCTGCTACTAAGAATGAGCTTGTACTACCTAAGTCAAACGAAGAGATCGAAGCTTGGGCTAAGAAGTATCCAGACGTAGCAGGTATCG